GAAGACAGCAATTAAGAAAAATGTCCTATTAAGGTTGCAAAAACCTAAATAATCGTGTACAATGTACAATAGTCATCCACGACAATAACTCGGAGAATATAAATTGACAAATAAAGAAACAGGCCTGGACGCAATGGCAGGCGATGGCGGATATGAAGAAGGATATTTAGGTGGATATCTTCGTGCTAAAATGAAACGTGATAATAAACGTTTCTGGGCAGGCGACAACATTAGCGAATATGTACACTTTACAGATTTTGATCGGTTAGTTGACGAAGCAACTGTGGCATTTGAAGGTGTGCTAGACGCATTATTAATTGATCGAGAAACCGATCCTAACTCAAAAGGCACAGCAAGACGACTGGCCAAGATGTACTTTAATGAAATAATGGCAGGTAGATATGAACAAGCACCAGACGCAACAGCATTTCCAAACGACTCGCAGGACCGTTATGAAGGTATGCTTGTTGTACGTAGTGAGTTGCGCAGTATGTGTAGTCATCATCACCAACCTGTCTCTGGTGTGGCTTATATTGGTATTATTGCTGCCAATAAACTTATTGGTTTATCTAAATATACCCGCATCGCACAGTGGTGTGCCCGTCGAGGAACTCTCCAGGAGGAACTTTGTAATGACATTGCTAGGGAAATCCAAAAAGCAACCGACTCTGAAAACGTAGCAGTCTACATTCAAGCAACACATGGATGTTGTGAGAATCGTGGCATTATGGCGCACTCTAGTCTAACGCAGACTACAGTTCTTAAAGGTACGTTCAAAGACGATCCTCACACAAAGAAAGAATTCTTTGACAACATTAAACTACAACAAGAGTTTGCACCCCGATGAGATACATTACCAACAAGTTTGACAGCATTCGTTTGCCTATTGAAGAGGGCTTGTTAGAATGGTTGCAGGCAAAATACCCTGCATCAAAATACTTTATTAAGGAAATTTAATATGACTGTTTACGTAATTAAACCCCTAGAAAAGAAAAGCATTGTCTACCATGTAGAAATGTATCGTGAGAATCCCGATGGCAGTATTAGTTGGTTTAATATTGATGAAACCTATCGTTGGGGACAGGGCTTTGTTGAAGGCGACTTAGATTGTAATCTTCCTTGGGAAGATGATAAGGTTGCTTATGCTCGAACTGACTGTGGCTGGGGTTGCGAGTTCGACGATAGCTGTAGTATCGAGTGGGAGTTCAGTGACGATATAGACGAAATGGAACAACAAGAACTCAAAGAACTATACTACGAAGGCGGTGCAGGTTGGCTCTACGACGGTGAGCATGATTGGCAGGAAGAAGATGCTGCCGTACATATTATTGCACCTTATCAAATTGATTTGTGCGAAGAAGACGGTACTATTATCGAAGAAAACATTAAACTCAAACCAAGACCCAATCCTTCAACTAGTTGGCCGTTTAGTCCATCATTCCCTAAAGATAGCGAACAAGGTGGATAATATGAACTCAGTCGATATGGCTAACAATTTAATCTTCCGTGCAAGGAATCTACACGAATTTACTGTTACTACAGAAGTTCCAGACGACTTTCGTTTTAATGGTGAGATTCCATTTGACATGCAGATTAAAGATAGTATAATAACAGCTAAGGTGTGGGCAGTCGACTTTGACGAGGCTGCAAAAAGATTAGATGATTTTTTAGGAACATGTAAATGAAATGGTTTAAAAAGATGTTGTGGCGGTGGAGCTATCAAGGTCAAGAATTAGAAGAACAAAATGCTAAAGTTTCTAGAGGATTGGCAACAGTAAGAGACTCAGAAGCCGTATGTGGTGATGAGCCTGTGTTAAACTTCAAAGTATATTCGGCAGTAGGCGGTAAGGTTGTGGAGTTTAGACGCTATGATCGCAAAAGTGATCGCAATGACTCTACCACTTACATTATTACTAATGATCAAGACTTTGGTGATCGTATCGCTAAGATTGCAACAATGGAAAAATTAAAGTTATGAGCAAAATTAAAATTGCAGAGCTGTTTTACAGCATTCAAGGTGAAGGACGCTATATGGGTGTGCCTTCTGTTTTCTTACGTACATTTGGATGTAATTTTAAATGTGAAGGCTTTGGCATGCCACGTGGCGAAATGAGTCACGAGGCAACTGACATTGCGGCTACGCATACTATGATTACTCCGTTTACAAAGTATGAAGACTTACCGTTAGTTAGTACAGGTTGTGACAGTTATGCTAGTTGGCATCCTGACTTTAAAGAACTTAGTCCAATGTTAACTACAGATGCTATTGTAGATCGCATTATGGAAATTATTCCCTATAATGAGTGGAAGGATGAGCATCTAGTTATTACAGGTGGAGAACCGTTGCTAGGTTGGCAACGTGCTTATCCAGACTTGCTAGATCATCCCAAGATGGCAGGGTTAACAGAGATCACGTTTGAAACTAACGGCACCCAACAGTTATCGCCAGAATTTAAAGAGTACTTAAAAAAATGGCAAATAAGGGCTTGGCACAACGGTGGTCCTGTACGTGAGGTTACCTTCTCAGTAAGTGCCAAACTTCCCTGTAGTGGAGAGAAGTGGGAGGATGCTATTAAGCCAGAGATTGTTCGCGAGTACGAACAAGTTGGCACAGCATACTTGAAGTTTGTTATTGCCTCTGAGGATGATTTTGATGATGCGGTTACTGCTACACTTGAATTCCGTAAAGCAGGATTTAGAGGACACGTTTATCTAATGCCAGTCGGTGGCGTTGAAAGTGTCTACGCACTAAACAATCGAACAGTAGCAGACTTAGCTATGAAACATGGCTTGCGCTATAGTGACCGATTGCAAGTACCGTTGTTCAAGAATGAGTGGGGTACATAATGTTAAAGAAATTTATAAAAAAGATTACAGGCATTCAAGCAATTGAAGACATGAAAATTCAAGCTGAGGCAGAGGCTGTAAAGGCTGTTAAAGAAGCTGCCACAGCCAAAGCAGAAGCAGAAGCTGCCAAGGCAGCAGAGGAGGCAGCTAAACTGAGCCCAAAAGATCGTGCAACTGCCCAAGGGATGCCTTATGTCACTGTTTTAGATACGCACGTAAATAAAGACAACATTAAAAATGGCTTTTTTGAGCTTGACTGGAATGACCTTTTTATAGTACAATTGAAGCAAGCTGGTTATGGCTTTGACGGTGATCCTGATGAAGAGATTGTAGATCGTTGGTTTAGGGACATTGTAAAAGGCATGCTAGAAGAAGAAGGTCTGGACACTAACAGGGGTGCAGGTTATATTAACGTGATTCCGATCACAAAAGATAAATCAGAGGTTTCATGAGCTATATCCTAGTTGATACTGCTAATACATTCTTTCGTGCAAGACACGTAGTGCGAGGAGATGCTGACATTAAGTTGGGCATGGCTCTACACATTACTTTTAATAGTGTTAAGAAAGCATGGCAAGACTTTGAGGGGAAACATGTAGTGTTCTGCCTCGAAGGTCGTAGCTGGCGCAAAGATTTCTACAAGCCTTATAAAGCTAATCGTGCAGAAACTCGTGCGGCTATGACTGTTAAAGAACAAGAAGAAGATAAACTGTTCTGGGAAACATTTGATGCGTTCAAGGAGTTTGTTGAAACTAAGACTAACTGCACAGTTTTACAACATCCTAACTTAGAAGCAGATGATTTGATTGCAGGTTGGATTCAAAGTCATCCTAATGATGATCATGTTATTATCTCGACAGACAGTGATTTTCACCAGTTGCTAGCCCCTAACGTAAAGCAGTATAATGGTGTGAGTGAAGAGACGCATACACTAGAAGGTATCTTTGATAAAAAAGGTAAATTGGTCATTGATAAGAAAACTAACTTACCTAAGACTATTCCTGCACCTAAATGGATTCTATTTGAAAAATGTATTCGAGGCGACTCTAGTGATAATGTCTTTAGTGCATATCCCGGAGTGCGTACTAAAGGCACAAAAAACAAAGTTGGCTTACAGGAAGCGTTTGAGGATCGTAACAGCAAAGGATGGGCGTGGAACAATCTCATGCTTCAGCGTTGGGCCGACCATGAAGGCAAAGAACATCGTGTATTAGATGACTATGAACGCAATGTTAAACTTATCGACTTGACTGCACAGCCAGAAGATATTAAAATTAAAATTGACGAAACAATTAATTCAAAAATATCAGATCCTAAGAATATTAGTCAAGTTGGTATTCGACTACTAAAGTTTTGTCAACTGTATGACATGAAAAGAATGATGGACACTATACAAACGTATGCAGAGCCATTTCAGGCAAGATACATTAAATGAGAATATGGAAACACAGATGAACTTAAAAGCTAAACCTATTGTAGATGGAAAATTTTGGATTGTTGAAGAGAATGGAGAAAAGGTAGCTATTTTACATAAAAAAGAAAATAACAAATTTATGTTAAGTTCAAAAGACGGTGAAGCATACTTTAGTAAAAAAGACGATTTAACAAAACGATTTGGTAAAGACTTCTTTCTAGTAAGTGACAAAGTAAAAATTACACATGAAGAAGTGCGAGATGTATAC